CTCACCCAATTTAACTTCCATTTTCATTCACTTGATTTAGTGAATGTCCTTTCCTTTTGACTGTGTTTTTAAAGCCGTTATTCATCCAGAGTATCGCCAACATTTCTTTAGTTGGCACGAATTTAAACAAAGTCTATATAGAGTGCCTGATTTTTATGGTCCAGCTACCATTAGACTCACATTTACGCCATACACCACGCAGTTGTGGGCCTTCGTCTCATTGTGCAGTGCGTGGGATAGTAAGGCCACCATCACCGATTGGAAGGAGTATTCCAAGCTTATCAAAGAGCTTTTCGAAATTATCAGTGATCCACGAGAATATCGTGGACCTAAATATGTCTACCTCTCAGAAGACATTATTGCCAGTTTTGGACAGTCCTTTGGAAGACAGAATCTCTTTATCGTCGATTCCCGTCAACTCGCAGTGCGCCAGTTTTTCCAAGACCACCCCTGGCCCTTCTACGTCCCAGCAGGATATAGCAGAGTTACGCGAGCAGGTCCAGAGCCCAACCTCTGGCCACACATTTATTACTCCTCAGTTTGCTCGGACGCGGCACGGGAAAATAACGTCCACTACTTGGCGTATGGACAGTTACACAGATCAAGATTTGAAATTACATCGTCTATTTTGCGACATGGACTTCGAATTAGTGAAATTGAGTTCTGGCCTTCAGACTTCAAAGAAGTCTTGCCGGAGTTCGAAATTGAAGCAATTGAAAGCGATGATGAATACGATGGCTTCGATGAACCAGATCTTAAGACCCGGGTGCTTCAAACACTCATTAAATGGTATGGAGATGTCGTTTATCGAGCGATTCAATCGTCTGGTGACTTCCCATATCCATTCCAATCCTAAAAAGAATAAAGCCCTTAAACAGATTGCGCGCAATTTGTCTAGGAACCAAAAACATGATAAAATTAATGAAATATTAGAGGATGGTGTTAGGGAGATTGAAGCGCAAGCTGGATATCTCAGTGGAATGCTTTTTCCCGATACTATTACTCATAAAATAGATTTTGCGACTCCTGAAGTTGCTGAAGCTGTTGAAGCTGTTAAGAATGCGGCTGTCAACATGGAAGGTCGTATGACTATTCTTGGTAAAGATCTTGGAGTGTTGTCAGGTACTTTAACGAACCTGTTCAAGTCTTTGCCTTTTATTTTCATAATTACACTATTGACTTATAAGTCAGTAGAACAGAGAGATGCCCGTTATGGCACTGTTGCCATGATCTTGATTTCAGCTCTAGGCCTTTGGTTTGCTGCTGATCTCTTGGAGGTCATCTCTCCCCATCTTGCTCGTCTCAGAGCATTACTTCATAGTGTCACTTCTAATGAAGCCATTGAGGCTCAGGCTGGTTTGCAGTCATTGACTGAAATCGCCACCACGCTCTTACTTGCATATATTGCAAAAGTTTGTACTGGTTCTGCTATTAGCGGAGGCCTTATTGGGGTTTTCTTGAAACAGATGCTCACATACAGAAATGTGAGTGGCGGTATTAAAGATTGGGTCCAAGATATTACGATGATTCTGGAAAAGGCCATTAATTTTGTCAGAATCAATTGTTTTGGATATAAGACCTCAATCTATCTCATGGAGTTTGCTCCTGAGATTAATAAGTGGCGTGAGGAGGTAGATGCCACTATTATTAGCTTCCAGGAAGGTAAATTGACGATTGATGCCGTCAATTATTCCATGGTTCAGCGATTATACCTCCAAGGTGTGCAATTCTCTGACAAAGTCAGAGGCAATGACAAGGACAATGGCTATAAATATATGCTCACTTCATATACTAATGCTCTTAAGACTATCAAGGCACCCTTTGATCAAGCTAATATACACGGTGCAGGCCCTAGACAGGAACCTGTTATTGTGATGTTGCGTGGTGAAACGGGTTCTGGTAAGTCTACTGTCACCCCATTTTTAGTAAAGGCTATCTTAAACGAGATTCTTGATGATGAAAATAGGGCTAAATTTCAAGATCACTATAATGATTTTGTGTATCCTCGACTTTCTGAGCAGCAGTATTGGGATGATTATAGAGGTCAAATGTGTACACTATTTGATGATTTTGGCCAATCTGTTGATGTGCCTGGTCAGCCAGACAATGAATACATGGGACTTATTAGATGTGGTAACATTTTTCCCTTCCCGCTCCATATGGCGGATCTTAGTAAAAAGGGTTCTACTATGTTCACGTCCACCCTCATTGTAGCCAGCACTAATGCTGGTCGTTTTACGCCTAATTCAATTATCAAACCAGGTGCTCTTGACAGGCGCCTGAACTTTGATTATTGGATTGTCCCTGCAGCTAGATTCTGCAAAAATCCCCACGCACCCCATGATCAACGTATTTTGGATCCTGCTCTTGCACGCGCAGATCCTGGCTGGAATTCCGACAAAGCAGTCAATTTTGATGTCTACGAATTTTATAAGACTGGCTCTAAGTTTGAACATAGTATGAACTTTCTGGAGTTTGTACAGTCTGTTGCTTCTGAATATCGATCCAAGACTGCCTATTTCAAGAAGTATATGGCCCAACTGAATTCCAATGATTATCCCAAAGCCTCGGACACAAATTGGTATGATGATATCTCTTCGGATACAAGTGTTCCAGATAGTTATTTTGCTGAGGCACAGGGTGGTTATGAGCCTAAATTGCCTCCTATCAAGGAAGACTGGCGAGATGCGTATACAGATCTTCTCGAATTTAATACCGAAGAAAAGAATCTTTGGAACGCTTGTTTCATTGATGGTCCAGCCGATCAAGTTGAGGCCCAAGGTTCAACGTATCAGAGAAAGAATTGGAGACATATTCTTGAGCGTAGAGCAGAACAATCTAAGAAGGAGAAGGAGCCTAATGCGTTCCAAGACTTTAAGGAGAGACTTTTGCTCTTCAATTCTGGTATGCCATACAATATGATTTGTGTAAGCATCCAAACTCAGTATGGTATAAGAATCACTCTTGACCAGCTTGTTGCAGTTTTTGGTAAGGTTTTTGGAGAGGAGTGTTATAAAGAACTTCCCCAAATACCCACTAAGGACTTTGAACAAGTTTTGGAGGCCTTCATTGATGACATTCAATCCAAAGCAGTTGGAGATTTCATCAAAGAGGTTGTTTATAAAGATCAGGTCTCTAAGTTGCCCTTCTCTAAGGAGAAACTTATTAGGATGTCCCAGTCCTTTCGAGATGCCTTGGCTGCTAATGCTAAGCGTACCGCTCGTTATTTTTCTTCTAAAGAAACGTCAACGCTTGCGATGGTCACGAAGGGTATCGCCATTTTTGGCGCTATTGCTGCTGTGGGCTTTGGTATCTATTCTCTGTTCAATAGAGATGATAAGAAGACTGAAGATAAGCCGCATTCTGATGATGATCTCCGTATTGTGGGTGCTCGTAACATCGAGATCCAGTCTTACGATTGGGCAAACCACTACAACCGTGATATCCGTGGTAAAAAGCGAGATAATAAAGAGGTTAATCGTATCACTGCTCATGGTGGCATTGATTTCAATTGTGAAGAAATCATTGGCTCTATCGTATCGAAAAATATGTACCAGGTGTACATCGGGGATCCTGGCCAAAGCCTTAGACTTGGCACACTCCTTCTTGTGAAGGGGACTATTGGGCTGATCCCAAAACACTATGTCACACTAATTAAAAATTTCTGTGACAAATACAAGGCGGATTTTAAGAAACCCCTTGTAACTATCTGCAGAACGCCTAGCGATGCTGAGTATAAATTCACTGGAGAGGTTTTCTGTGAGGATGCTTCCAAAGGAGCGCTCAAAGACCAAGATCTCATTTTAATTGATCTTTCGACCGCCCTTAATGCTCACAGTGATATAACTAAGTATTTCATCAAGGAGGAAGATGTTAAGCATATTCCCAACTCCGATGTGTCCTATGTTGCACTCCACAAGAACATGTGCACCATCTTTAGTGCTCAGGCCTTAACAATCAAGAATATTAATTACAATGTTGAGGATGAAGCAATTAAAGATGTTAAAGTTGTGCAGTACAATGTCCCTACTAGAAGGGGTCATTGTGGTGCACTTTGCATGCTCATGAATAAATATACTCCTGGCAAGCTAGTTAGTATTCATGTTGCTGGAACACCCGGTATAGAAGGTTATGGAGCTCTCGTTACACATGAGAAGCTCACTTCTGTATTTGAAGCTATGGGTAAGCAGGCCCAATCAATTGCTTTGCCTGTAGATGTCACTAATTTTCAACCACGTACAAACTTCCCTTATCCAGGTGAATTTGGCGTGCTTTGGGATGTTGACCATGGTGTTTCCAATCCAACACAGAGTGCTTTTGCCCGCTCTAAGCTCTTTGAGAGTTATGGAGACTGTAAAGTTGCCCTTGCTTGTCTTAAATATTTCAAGAATGATAAAGGTATCCTTACTGATCCTTTTGAACAAGCACTTGGTAAATATGGCTCTAAAAGAGCTGTTGTGAATCCATTTGACACTCAATTGGCTGCAGATTCATATTATGCTTCCATGTGGGAGCATTCTCGCAAACCTACTTCGCCACCCAAAGTTTATACTTTTGAAGAGGCTTGCGAGGGTATTGAAGGTGAACCCTGGCTTTCTGCTATTCCTCGTAATACGTCAGCGGGGTATCCTTATAATACCAGTGCCTATCCAGACATAAAGAAAGGTAAATATTCTTTCTTTGGCTCAGATGGTAAGTTTGATTTCTCTTCTCCCCATTGTAAACAGCTCAAGAAGGAGGTTGAATCAATTATAGAGAAAGCCAAACGGGGCAAAAGGAGCCTTCATATCTTCTCAGACTTTTTGAAAGATGAGAGGAGACCCATTAAGAAGGTGCTTGAAGGGAAGACACGAATGATTTCGTGTGCTCCCTTGGCCCTAACCATTGTTACACGTATGTTCTTCTTGGACTTTACTAAGTGGTTCATGGAGAATAGAATACACAATGGTTCTGCCGTTGGTGTGAATGTCTATAACCATGAATGGGAACTTCTGTTTAAGAAGCTTACCATCCATGGTTTTGGGTTATTTGCTGGCGATTTTTCCAATTTCGACGGTAGTCTTCATGCTTTTATCTTGCGACAAATTTGCAAGTTGATCAATAAGTTTTATGGAGACTCTGAAGAAAACCAGTGGATTAGAACAGTCATTTTTGAAGAATTATGCTCTTCAATCCATATTAACGGGAAAACTGTTTATACGTGGCCTGGATGTATGCCTTCTGGTCATCCGCTTACAACAATTGTGAATACGATCTATAATAATATCGTCTTTAGGTATTGTTGGATAGTTTTGATGCCAGAGAATATGTCATCCGGGAGATTTGATGATTATGTTTCGATGGTTGCATATGGAGATGATAACGTTATAAACGTGTCTCCTCAAACTCCATGGTTTAATGCACTTTCTTGTGCTAAGGTCATGAAGGATCTTGGGCTTACATATACAGATGATAATAAGAATGCAATTGGTGAAACGAGCTTTTACTCGCCTTTTGACATCACTTTCTTGAAGAGGAAGTTCTGTAAATCAGATTATTTAGATCGTATTGTTGCTCCCCTGGACTTAGATGTTGTACTCGATATTCCGTATTGGGTCAGAAAAGGAAAGGATGAGCATGAGCTCACTTGTGAGAATGTAGTCACTTCTCTACAAGAATTGTCAATGCACCCACCAGAGGTGTTTAACCATTGGGCGCCTATGATTTTGAAGGCTTCCCAGATTAAGTTAGGCTTTGTTCCTGAGATTGTTCAACAGAATCGTCTTCTCGACAAAGTCGTCGACACGGGCTTTGCCCTGTGATCGACGTTGCCATTTATGGTTTGCCTTAAAGGCAGACGTCCTGTGCAAGATTTAAGGACGCTGACCGAGGGCACAATAGACATTTACTACCAGGATGTGTCGTTAAATCGTTCCAGGTCTTGCACACCAATATGAGTAACATTGGCCTATGTGCTCATATCATTAAAGGCTCCAAAACTTACTACAAACAATATAAAATCAGAAAATGCGTCCGTCGTTTCAACCTCTGGGTCCAGTGGTGTTTCGAATGTGATGGCAGCATCAACCACCTCTAAGAACCTCACTGGTGAGGGAACTAACGCTTTCCGTTCTCTTGAGGAGACTCAAGATGTAATTGAAGGCGGTACTACCAATATCCATTCAGAGGCGGCAACGAAGCACGTTGAGATGACTAATTTCAAACGTGACTTCTATGTCGAGACTTCGTTGGACGAACAAACAAAACATTCTATTCAGTCTTTTCTTTCTCGTCCTTATATTATTACGACTGGCAATCTTGCAACTACGCAAGCCCAGAACTCTTCTTTACTTCCTTTTACTACTCGTGTACCTACGGATGTGTTACCTCCGATTTACACGGACAAATTACAGGGCTTTTATGGATTTAAAGCAGATTTTGTAGTCCGTCTCCAAGTTAACGCCAATCGTTTTCAGCAGGGACGTTTGCTTATGTATTATTTTCCTTGGGCTCAGAGTGATTATAGTGGACAATTTACTAGATTCACTTCCTTCCCTTCGTTGACTGCTATTACACAGCTACCTAGGGTAGAGCTCGATCTCTCAACTGAGACCGAAGTCACTCTGCGCATTCCATATTATTCTCCTTTCCCTTATTTTCCACTTAATGATACTAGCCCTCATAATTATGATTGGGCCGGTTTCGATTGTGTTATTTACTCACCGCTTTTTGATCCTTCTGGATCTGGTGGTGTAGACTACACAATATGGGGACATTATGAGAATGTTGATATAGTACTTCCCACCATGCCTTTCACTCCAGCCAGCTTTGGAGGATCTTCTATTGAAGCCCAAGCTGGTCCTATCTCTAATACTCTTAGTGCCGTTTCTAAGGCATCTGGAGCCCTTTCTCTCGTTCCTAGTCTTAAGCCCTTCATGACGCCTCTTTCTTGGGCAACTGGTATTTTAGCCGGTACAGCACAAGCTTTTGGCTTTTCTAAACCTTCGCAGGAGGTTCCACCTTCTTTCCAGACTCTTTCTGGTTTACATAACTACGGTAATGTGAATGGAGAGGATTTGGGTAAGAAGTTGGGACTGCTCGCAGATAATGAAGTAGCGAAACTTCCTCACTTTGGTGGTTTCGATATTGACGAAATGAGCTTTGAACACATGTTGTCGGTACCCGCATTTGTCAACCAATATACCTGGTCTACAGGTCAACCGGAGGATACTGTTTTATTCAATACCCCAGTTGGCCCAATATCACCAGGATTTTGTGTTAACAATTTCGGTGCGCCATCAGTGCTTGAAGGTCCCGCAGTTAGTATGTTACCTCGCTATTTTCAATATTGGCGAGGCGGGTTCAGAATCAAATTGAAGTTTGTTAAAACCGAGTTTCATTCTGGTCGTCTAATAGCCGCGTTTGCGCCCGCACCTGAGAGCGCTGCTCTTGGCACTTTTACAGCAGAGAATAGTAATTACCTTCACAGAGATATCATTGACATAAGATCATCCACTGAATATGAGTTTACGATACCGTACGTGTCAATACGACCTTACTCAAGTGTGACCCAGTTCATAGGCTCACTTGCATTGATCGTGTTGAACCCTCTTCGCGCTCCCTCCACTGTTCAGCAGTCGGTGAATATCCTAGTAGAAGTTAGTGCTCTTCCTGACTTCGAATTAGCTGCCCCGAACCAGTACTTCCCATACTTTGACTCTGGGGGCAACCTCAGGAATGCCAATGTCACTGGGCCGTATAGTACGACTACTCTTGTAGCTGGGCCACCACCGAGCCTTATAGAAGCTCAAGGAGGTGAACCCAATGATGAAGAACAATTGAATCTTGATAGAGATATTCCCATGGATAATAATCGCACTTTGGGAACTCTTTTGAGTCCAACAAATATACAAACTATACCGGCGCAAGTCTGTATAGGTGAGAGGATTACCTCTCTGAGACAGATGATTAGACGTTTTGAGCCATGGTCAGCACCAACCCTTACAACGGGGTTCTATGCTGAAGATGTTCCCAACAATTACGTCTATACCATCAAACCCTGGCAGATGCAGTTTTATAACGGTCTCTCAGGTACTACAGCTATCAATGCCATTTCCAATGGTGGGTCATTGCAGAGTTTTCTCTCTACAATGGCTGGATGCTATCGCTTTATGCGTGGCTCCATGAGATTGAAGATTTCTCCTTCATCCACCAATAATAATTTGACAAGCTCTAAAATATTCGACTATGATACTAATAACCTCATAGATCTGGCGGTCTCGTCTTACCAGCCTGATGTTGTCGCTCCTCCTACGGACGGCTTCTCGTTTATGCAATATGGTTATACTAACCAGCAATATAATAAGACGCCCATAAATGGTGCATTAGAAATTGAAGCTCCCTTCTATTCCTATACACCATTTATTCCAACTCATTATGCTGAAAACTTCTTCACACCACGACTCGCTTATATGTCATATCCTGCTACAGCTACACCTGATACAGGAAATTTCATAGTGCATCGAGCTGCTGGAGATGATTTTGAGTTTGGTTTTTATACTGGGTTCCCCCCTATTGTTCTGTCTTTAAATAGTACAGACACTACGGTAACTGTAACTGGAGATTATTACATTAATGATCAACAACAGCTAGTGAATCCTGGTTTCACCAAAAATACAGCCACGAACTTCCCACCCAACATTTCAACTGTTAGGGTAGAATATTAACGGCTCTTCTACATACACACACCTCTCTTTATTGAGATTTTCCCGTTTTACTACGGTATGTGTAAATATTCCCCCACCTCGGGCTTAGAAGGGTCGGGGGGAGTGAGGTTTCAATTCCTCATCATTGGTCACTTCGCAAGGAGGTGACGGGTGGTTCGTAAAACAACATCCTGACGTGTCCCATTGAAACCGGGGCATGACTTGTTTTTCT